TGGCGGACATCCCGATGGTTGACTACACCGCGAAGGCGCATGCTCTTCTGCAGGACAAGGCCATCGAGAAGATGCCCCCTGAGGTGCGGGCGGTCTACGACAACCCAGACCTGCGCCCTTGGCTGGCGGTCCGCTTTGCCACGCATGCCGCCCACATCGGAGGCAGCTATATCATCTGGCAGCGTGAGTGTCTTGAGGGCATCGGGGGTACCCTTTACGCCTATCGCGTAATGCACAACAACGGCACCAAGGACCGAGAGCTTGTGACCGAGGTCCAAGAGCCGATGGTCGCGCTTTCTAAGGCCGCCGAAGAGCAGTGGAAGGCACGTCGCTCGATGGAGGACAAGCTCAAGACCGTGCTGGCTGGCATCCGCACCCTGAAGCAGGCCAATACCTTGCTCGAGCCGGAGCTGCACAAGTACCTGCCCGCCGAGCCGCCCAAGGACATGAAGCCCGCACAGGCGTCGACGGCACTGGTGCCCTATGTCGTGGCTGGCCTGCGCGAGATGGGCTGGCCCAAGGAGGAGTAAACTCGACAAGCCTCTCGTGTGGGTGTACCCTTGGTCATCAACATGAGAGGCCACAATTATGGGCAGACATTCAACATACGATCCCGAGGTCGCTGACCGCATTTGCCACGGGATTGCCGAAGGAAACAGCTTGGTGTCGATCCTCAAGGAGGACCAAGAGCTGCCGACCTACACGACTATCATGAAATGGTTGAAAGACTTTCCTGAATTCGCTGATAATTACGCGCGGGCGAGGGAAGATCAGGCCGACCATGACGCTGACAAGATCGGTGACATCGCCGAGCGCGTCGTGAAGGGGGAGATCGAGCCGAATGCGGCCCGCGTAGCCATCGACGCCTACAAGTGGGCAGCTGGCAAGCGCAAACCGAAGGTCTACGGCGACAAGCTGGCCGTGGGTGGCGCAGCTGACCTGCCGCCGATCCAGACCTCGAAGCAGCTGGACGTGTCTAACCTCTCGCTCGACGAACTGGAGGTTCTGGGGGCTGCGCTGCAGAAGTCGCTTGGGCAAGATTGACCTCCCCTTCGCGGTAAACCCGAAGGCCCTGCTGAAGGTCATCGAGAAGCGCAAGTGCGAGCTCTCTCTGGCAGAGTTCGTCAAGGCCGCGTGGCATGTGATCGAACCCGGCCAGCCGTACACCCACGGCTGGCACATCGACTTCATCTGCGCGCACCTTGAGGCCATCACGGACGAGCACCAGTTCGATGACGGCACGTTCTACAACCGCCTCCTGACGAACGTGCCGCCCGGCACCATGAAGTCGCTGCTGATCGGCGTGTTCTGGCCCGCGTGGGAGTGGGGCCCGCGCAACATGCCGTACATGCGGTACGTCTGCGCCAGCCACAGCCAAGACCTCGCCCTGCGTGACAGCGTGAAGATGCGCCGCCTTGTGAAGAGCGAATGGTATCAGGCCCATTGGGGCGACCGGGTGCAGCTCACCGCCGATCAGGACGCCAAGGGCAAGTTCGAAACCACCGCGACCGGCAGCCGACAGGCCTGCGCCTTTGAAGGCATCACGGGCTATCGTGGCGACCGCGTCATCATCGACGACCCGCACAGCGTCGACGGCGCGAACTCGGACGCCAAGCGGAACACCGTGACCCAGCTCTTCAAGGAAGCCGTCACGAGCCGCCTGAACAACCCCGACAAGTCCGCCATCGTGGTGGTGATGCAGCGCCTGCACGAGGACGACGTCTCTGGTGTGATCCTGTCCAACAACATGGGCTACGACCACATCATGCTGCCCATGCGCTATGACCCCACACGGGCGAGCGTCACCATGCTGGGGTATGCCGACCCGCGCGAGGAAGAGGGCGAGCTCCTGTTCCCCGACCGCTTCCCCGAGGACGTGGTGCTGCGCGACGAGAAGGCCATGGGCCCGTACGCGACAGCCGGGCAGTTCCAGCAACAGCCCGAGCCCCGTGGCGGCGGTATCATCAAGGACGTCTGGTGGCAGCTCTGGGATCGCAAGGAGTATCCCGGCATCGAATACGTCGTGGCCAGCCTCGACACCGCCTACACCACTAAGGCCGAGAACGACTTCAGCGCCCTCACCGTCTGGGGCGTCTTCTCCGGGTCGGACGAGGTACAGGCCACACGTTCGGTCGACCGGTACGGCAGGACCATCGAGCTGCGCACCAGCTACCAGTCTGAGAGCCTTGGGCCGGTGCCAAAGCTCATGCTCATGTACGCATGGCAGGCCAAGCTGGAGCTGCACGAGCTGGCCGAGAAGGTCATGTCCACCTGCAGCCGCATGAGGGTCGACAAGCTCCTGATCGAGAACAAGGCCGCCGGTCACAGCGTGGCGCAGGAAGTCCGCCGCCTGATGGCCAGCGAAGACTTCTCGGTCCAGATGTACGACCCCAAGACCCTCGACAAGATGGCCCGCCTGTACGCGGTGCAGCACATCTTCGCCGAGGGCATGGTCTATGCGCCCGACAAGGACTGGGCCGAGCTGGTGATCCGGCAGTGCAGCGTCTTCCCTAAGGGCAAGAATGATGACCTTGTCGACACCGTTTCGATGGGCGTGGGCCACCTGCGCCAGATCGGCCTGCTGACCCGCGCGCCGGAACGTATGGCCGAACTCGAGGACGCCCAAAAGTTTACCGGCAACAGGGAAACGTCCCTGTATGGGGTTTGACATCACAGCGACAATGTGCGTTTATCGCATCCGGTGATGTAGGAGACCTGACGCCATGAAGCGCGTACTTTGCAATGCAATCGTCGACCGGTGCGAGATCGGATCGTTTACGGTCACGGTCAGCGGTAGGGACGATCACGCCGGAATTGTCCGTGTGTACACCATGCGGAAGGCCAGCGAGGATGCAGCCGCCCAAGAGGGAATGCGCCGCTTCGTCGAAGAGATGGGGGGAGACCTGTGAGCGTCATCCTGCTGGGAAACCAGAACGCCTGCTTCACCGCTGGCATAGCCGAATATGAGCCGACCGGGGATATCCTGCCCTTCTTCGGCGTCGGCCCTTCTGGCCCCATCGAGGCTGCCTTCAGTGACAAGATGCCCCGTGGCACGGTGCTCTCCGACATCGAGAGCGTGAGGGAGGCGGTGCGTGTGTTTGGAGAGCATGGCACTGTCGTCTTCATGGACAACCTTGAAGCATCAACCAACATGCTGAACACCATAGTACGAGTGATGCGCGTTGCCAGTGAGACCGATTGGTCTCTGCGCGAACAGGAAAACATAACCATCAACTAGGAGCTAAAAATGGCTGTTAATCAATCCGGCGTTGCCATCACCATCAAGGCGTTCCTGCCTACCGGCAAGACGCTCGACGAGCAATTCAATGCGCTGTCCATCGTGAGGGACGCGAAGGAAAGCGGCAACTATGACCTGCTGCTGTCGTGTGCGCAGGACGTCTCAATCAAGACCGAGGCCAAGACCCGCCGTGTTGGCGAGGCTGACTGACCGTGGTCGCATGGCTTTGGAAAAAGCTCTTTGGGGAGGAGGTCGAGCCTGTCGCGCTCGACCGCCGACCTGAGGCCCAGCTGGCGATCCAGCGGGAGCTCGGCATCAGCACCGAGGACGACACGCAGGCTTGGCTGCGGCTGCACGAGCTGCTGAAGAGCCACGAGGACCGCATCACGGCATTGGAGAGACGGAAATGATAATGAACGGGGCCTCACTGCTGGTAGCCACGCCCATCAAGAACATGCTGCCCGGCAAAGTGCGTCTGCACGGCGTATCCCACGGTCTGGGCGAGGCCGGGTACGACATCCGGATCAAGCAGGCCATCGACTTCAGGGTTCCGGACACTATGCCCGCCCGCGTCACGGTCGACGGCATTCACGTCGGCCAACGGTTCTGCATCGCCTCGGCCATCGAGGAGTTTCAGATGCCCGACTACCTCGTGGGCATCGTGCATGACAAGTCGACGTGGGCCCGGCGCGGCCTGTCGGTCTTCAACACGGTCATCGAGCCCGGCTGGAACGGCTTCCTGACCCTTGAGCTGGTCTATCATGGCTCGGAGCCGCTGTTCATCCCCGCAGGCGCGGGCATTGCGCAGGTGATCTTCCACCGTCTGGTGGAGCATGTATCGTACGAAGGAAAGTACCAAAACCAAGCGGACAAGCCGGTAGGAGCGATCAATGGCTAAGTGGACAATGGGAAGCGGCGGAAACATTTTTCCGGTGCAGCTCTCCGATTTCAGCGTCGAAGTGCAGAGTGCAGCGGTGGACCACTACGCCCCGCTGCGCCGCGCGCTCGATCTGGCACTCGAACAGGCTGCCGAGGGCAAGGGCAAAGAGCGCCACGCCAACGACAAACCCTTTGACCAGCAGCCCATGATGGAGATCGGGCGCATGGTTGGCCACGGCTTCTGCCTTGGTCAGGCCATCAAGAAGGCACAGGAGAGCAGCCGCATGGAACCGGACGCAGCCAAGCGCGAATTGCTGGGCGCGATCAACTACCTTGCGGGTGCCTACCTTCTACTGGAAGAAATCGAGGCGACCTGATAAGATCGCCCGCAACCTGACCCCTGAAGGGACCATGATATGCCTCTCGTTCCCGGCCTGAACCCCGCCGTACGCCTTGAACATGACCCTGAAGACGCTGCGATTGGCGCAATGGATGTCACGGTCGAGAACACCGATGAGGACGTCGATGTCCCTCAGTTTTCGGATGACGGCTCGCTCCTGAGCATCGAGCACGGCGACGGTTCGATCACCATCTCGCTGGATGGCAAGCCGATCTCTGAGGACGAGGAGGAGAAGGACACCCGCTGGTTCCGCAACCTCGTCGACGACATCGACAGCATGGAGCTGGGCCACATCTCCGAAGACCTCCTGCGCGGGATCAGCGATGACCTCATGAGCCGCAAGGAGTGGGTCGAGGATAGGGCGCAGGGCATGAAGCTTCTGGGCCTCAAGATCGAGCTGCCGGGCATTCAGGGCAGCAACGACGGTGCGCCGGTCGAAGGCATGTCGAAGGTTCGGCACCCGCTCCTGCAGGAGGCCGTCCTGCGCTTCCAAGCCAACGCCCGCTCCGAGATGCTGCCGACCGACGGCCCGGTCAAGATCAGGGACGACGGCAACGCAAGCTCCGCCGCCCGCGACAACATGGCTGACGCCTTCGAGAAGGACTTCAACCACTATCTGACGTCCACCGCGACAGAATATTACCCGGATACGGATCGCATGTTCCTCCTGCTGGGGTTCGGCGGCACGTCGTTCAAGAAGGTGTACTTCTGCCCGCTGCGGAACCGCCCTGTGTCCGAGAGCGTCAACGCGGACGACCTGATCGTCAACAACGCGGCCACCGACCTGTCCAACTCCCGCCGGGTGACGCACCGCGTCTACCTCAAGCCGTCGACCGTGAAGCGCCTGCAAATCCTCGGTGTCTACCGCGACATCGAGCTGGCGACCCCGCTCATCACCAGCCCCGACAGCGTTCAGGAGGCCAAGGCCGCGCAGCAGGGTATCTCCACCGACAGTATGAACCCGGACGACCGCGACCGCGAAATCTACGAGGTCTACTGCGAGCTGGACATCAAGGGCTTCGAGCACAAGTTCAAGGGCAAGGCGTCCGGTCTGGAAATCCCATACCGCGTGACCATCGACGTGTCGTCGCGTGAAATCCTGAGCATCGTACGGAACTACAACGAAGAGACCTCGGAGCTGCCCGAGGCCCGCAAGACCTTCGTCAAGTACACCTTCGTGCCGGGCTTTGGCTTCTACGACATCGGCCTGCTGCACATCCTCGGCAACACCACCAACGCGGTCACCGCAGCGTGGCGTGAGCTTCTGGATGCTGGCATGTTCGCCAACTTCCCCGGCTTCCTGATCTCGGACACCGGATCGCGCCAGAACACCAACATCTTCCGCATCCCGCCCGGCGGCGCGGCTCAGGTGAAGACCGGCGGCCAGCCGATCAACCAAGCCATCATGGCCCTGCCGTACAAGGAGCCGTCGCAGGCTCTGATGGCCCTGACCGAGAACATCGCAAGCACCGGCATGCGCGTTGGCGGCACGTCCGAGCTGCAGGTTGGCGAGGGACGGGCAGACGCCCCGGTCGGCACCACGCTGGCCATGATCGAGCAGGCCACCAAGGTTCTCAACTCGGTCCACAAGCGGATGCACTCGGCTCAGGCCGAGGAGTTCGCCCTCCTGCGCGACTGTTTCCGCGAGCACCCCGAGAGCTTCTGGGAGCGCAACCGTAAGCCGTCCGTGGAGTGGAACATCGAGCTCCTCATGAAGGCACTTGATGACGTCGAGCTGGTGCCTCAGGCCGACCCCAACACCGCCAGCCACGCCCAGCGCGTCATGAAGATCATGGCCCTGAAGCAGCTGCAGTCGGCAAGTCCGGGCCTGTACGACGCCGTGGCTGTGGACAAGGCCGCCCTGCGCGCTATCGGATGGTCGAACCCCGAGCAGTTCCTCAAGCCCGAGCAGGACCGCAACCAGCCCCCGCCGGAGCTCCTCAAGGGCATCGAGGAGATCAAGATCGCCCAGCAGAAGGCCGACGCCGACACGCTGCGGGCGCAGGCTGACATGCTGAAGGCCCAAAAACCCGAGGTCGCCAAAGCAGCAGGTGGCCCTGTCGGTCCCGATCCGGCTGAACTGCAGCTGAAGATGATGGCCGAGGAGAACCGGGCCAAGCAGATCGAGCACTCGATCCGCCGTGACGCGGTAAACGACGAGAACCGCGATCTGGACCGCGAGAAAGACCTGCAGGCAAAGCAGATGGACATGGATCGCGACCAGATGAACGACGCGGTCAAGATGCGGCACGAGATGGACATGAAGATGTTCGACCACAAGTCTGACATCCTGAAGCTGGCCATGCAGGTCAAGAACAAGAAGAGGGACGGCTAATGGATCACGAGAAAGCCATCCGGGCCGCCAAGCTGACACTGGGTGGCATTCTCGAGAAGCGCCGGGCCAAGACCGCCGTTGAGCGGGCCGATGGCCAGATCGCGCCGTCCAAGTACATGCCGGGCGTCCCGCGTCAGGTGCATGCCTATGGTGGCCGCGCCAGTGAAAAAAGCGACATCTGGTGGCACGGATCACCCAGTGGAGACCTTCGCGGTGGAACCAGTGGTCTTCATCTTGGCACGAAAGAGGCGGCGCTCGACGCCCTGCGCGCCCGCATTGGAGTGCCAGCTGATGGCTCCATGTGGGACGGCACGAAGTCCTATGGCAGCACTCTCCTTGCCGGAAAGAACACCCTGAACAAGATGGGTAAGTACTTGATTACTGGGCACAATGTTAATGCCCCAGATGAAGACTATTACCCTCACCAGCATCCAAGAGGGTTCCCCACGGTTGGCGCTGGTGTTCCGGTCGATCCGGAATGGCGTCCATTCCTGAAGCCGTTTAAGATTGTCGGCCCGATGACAAACAGCCCGTACAGCCCGCACGGGGATGGCAGGGCAAATTCCATGATGAAGGCATCCCTGACAAAGGGTAACGCCAAGAACGGCTACTACTACACCAATGATGCCGAGGACAGCGGAAGCATTTCCGCTGTGGTGCCAAACGGCAGCCATGTCGTCCCCTTGGGGGAGGAGCCAAAGCAGGGTTATGCCAACGGTGGCTATGTCCCCTCTGCCGCCCTGCCGGTGGGCCGCCTCGCGGTCGCCGGGGCATTGCCAACGCAGCGCCAGCCGGGCCTCCTCGACGCCCTTAGCAGCCTCTCCAGCGTCGGCAACTCCGCCACCGAGATCGCCAAGCTGGTGTCGCCCAAGGAAAAGGAAGCGCCCAAGCCCCACGCGGATCGCGTTGAGGCAAAGTCGGAGGGCCTGACGCCCGAGGCCACCTCCGCCATGGAGGCGTTGCGCAAGGGCTGGGCCGGGCAGGACTTCGGTATTGTCAGCGGCTACCGCGACCCCGAGCACAATGAGCGTGTCGGCGGTGCCAAGGACAGCCAGCACACCCACGGCAACGCCTACGACGTGAACACCACCGGCTGGTCGCCTGAGGATAAGCTGGCTCTCGCAGACGCAGCATGGAACGCAGGTTTCCGGGGCTTCGGCTTCTACGACAACAACATGCACTTCGATGTCGGCGGCGAGCGCGCATGGGGCCCGTCATACAGCCGGGACAGCATCCCCGAGTGGGCGCAGGGCTGGGCATCGCAGCGGTACGGCTATGCGGATGGTGGCCCAGCTGGAATGGGCGACAATGGCGGGCCGCCGCTGTCCGAGCCGCCTGTCGATCTGGGTCAGGCGCGCGAACAGAAGCAGATGCAGACGTTCCACTCTGGCCTGATGGACGACATCCACACCCGGATGACCCACGCCATGGAAGCCCACCAGAAGGCGGTCGACGCCGGTGTGTTCGACGGCTACGAGGTCGGCGACACCCTGCAAGGCAGCGCGCACCCCATGCGCATTACCGGGCGATACATGCAGGCGTGGAAGCCGACCACCATGGCCCTGCGCAGCTTCGAGCGGATGAACACCAAGCCCACGATCATCGAGCACGAGGGCAAGCAGTACATCCCGATGCTGCGGTATCGGACTGGCAAAGAGGGTGTGGACGGGTTCCAAGAGGGCAGCGCTTACCTCGACGGCGTCAGGGCGGCTGGCTACCAGAAGATGGGTGGCCTGCGCGCCGTGAAAGCCGCCGGTGGCGCTGCCATGTTCCAAGACATCCACCCTGACCTGCAGGACGAGCAGGGCAAGCCGATGGACCTGTACCACGGGACGCCCGGCGAAGGGTTCAGCGAGTTCAAGGACGAAAATCTGGGCAAGCGCGACACTGGGTTCTACGGGCGCGGGCACTACCTGACGCCGGATCAGGGGTCAGCGGAGGAATACGCCGATCCAAATCAGATGGGCAGCGGCACCGTCATGGGCCCGCTCCACGCCGCTCTGAAGAACCCCTACGTCTGGGACATGTCCAACGAAACCAAGGCGTACAGCACCCTCAAAGACCTGCACTCCATGGGCATCATGAGGGACAGAAACACCCGCATGAACCCTTGGGACAACCTCAAAAGCCACGAGATCAACACGTTCATGGAGCACATGGGAAAGCGTGGTCACGACGGCGTGATCGTCAAGCAGCCCAACTGGCAAGATGGCGAGGGCTCCAGCGTGTCTGAGATCGTCGTCTTCAAGCCCAGCGCGATCAAGCACAAGGACGCAAAGTCCTTTGACCCGAACGACCCAAACATTTACCATGCGCGGGGCGGGGTGGCAAAATGAACAAGCACGGTCTCTATTCGAAAGCGGCACAGATCATTCGTGGTCTCCAGCAGGAGCGCGGGACGGCCGACCAAATGGTTGCGGCCGCCAAGAAGCTTGGCATCAAGGACGCCGAGCTGCAGAACGCCGGACCCCTGCCCACCGGCAAGGTGACCCGAGAGGAACTTGCTAAGCACTTTGAAGACAACCTGCCTAACATGAGCATCTCGCAGTACGGCGAGAACCCTAGTTTCACGAACCGCGAGTTTGGGAAGCGCTTCATGGACCTCCAGATGCGCTCCTTCAAGTCGGACAACCCGCTTTCTCCGGAGGAGCGGGGCGAGCTTGACCGGATGTTCCGCATCAACAATGCGTCCCCGAACGTCATCACGGAGCCCGGCTATGATGAGGATGGGGGCGAACCGTCTGACCCTATCTACAGCAACTACGCGATCCCCGGCGGCAAGAACTATCGCGAGCGCCTGCTGAGCCTTAACACCGAGAAGGGCAAGCCAAGGTATAATTCTAGCCACTGGACCGACCACGACAACGTGCTGGCCCATATCCGAATGTCCGACCGCCTCTCCGGAAATGACCGCAGCTCCATTCAGCCCATCATGAAAAAGCTGTCAGAAGGCCTCGGTGTCGGCATCCGCGATCTGGCCTCTGGCGCGGCCAGCGTCGGCATCCAGCACAAAATCATCACGCCCGAGGAGGCTGCCAGCCTGTCCCGTTTCATGGGCTGGCGCAACGGTTACGACCAAGCGCCCGGCATTGAAAAGAAACTCCTGCACGTCGAGGAGCTCCAGTCCGACTGGGGCCAAGAGGGGCGCGACAAAGGCTTCTCTGACCCCAACAACCAGTATGAAATCTTCAACACCAAGAGCGGAGATGTTGTGTCTCGGCATCCATCGTATGAGGCGATGTGGGATGCTTTCCGGGCGATCCCAGAGGATCAAGCCGCAGGTCTCGATTATGGGAAGGCTACAAAGTCTCCGCCCGCCGCCCCCTACGTCACCAACACCCAGCACTGGACCGATCTGGCGCTGAAGAACGTCCTGCGCGAGGCCGCACTGGGCAACTATGACGGCGTGGTCTTCACCCCCGGGCAGGCGCAGGCCGACCGGTACGGGCTTGAGAAGAAGTTGTCCCGCATCGACCTGCGCAGGCCCGCGCCGGGTCAGATTGAGGGTTCACGCCTCTTCATGTACGGCCTCGACGGCTCTCAGCTCGGCGAGGGGACAAGCGTCACTGACGATAAGCACTTGCGCACACTGGTTGGTTCTGACGTTGCCGACAGGCTGTTGTCCGCTCCGGCCATGGAGGGTTACGGCACCCAAATGACGCACACCGTGCGCGGTGACGACCTGAAGATGGGCGGCGAGGGCATGAAGGGCTATTACGACAACATCGTGCCCAAAAGCGTCATGCGACTGGCTCAGCAGCACGACCCGGCCGTCACGCCCGGCGAGCCTGTCCAGATCGGCCAGTATCAGGGCTTCCACCTGCCGATGACCGACAAGCTGAAGGACAACATCCTCGACAAGGGCTTCTCCGCTTTTAAGCGTGGCGGCCGGGTTGGATTTGCGCAAGGAGGCGCACCAGATGAGCAAGCATATCCTGAAGCACGAACCCAAGCGGGAGAACTTCCAGTCGCAGGAGGAGTACGAGGAGGCTCTGGCTTTCTTCAAGCACAGGACGAAGCACCTCTTGAGGGCCTCCCCCAAAGCATCTCAATCCCGCTGACAGGCGAGAGGGTGGCGGCCGGTCCCGACCCACGGGTCCGCGCCGTAGCCCGTGACTACATGGCGTCGACCGGCATGCCGTACAATCCGCCGACCAAGTATGCCAAGGTCGACCCCGGCCGGGCGAAGCGCATCGCGACGGCCTATGATGAGATGCCGCACAACCCCAATGACCCCCTGACGCGAGCTTCGTACGATGCTCTTGTCCGTGAGACCATGGGTCAGTACGAAGCCGCAAAAAAGGCAGGCTTCAAGGCTGAGTTCTGGCACCCGGACAAGCAGGAAGACCCATACCTCGCATCCCCGCGTCTCGCGGTGGAGGATGTTCGCAACAACCACCACATGTGGGTGTTCCCGACGCTCGCCGGGTATGGCACCGGCCAAACCATCGACGAGGCCGAGGCGCGGGAAAACCCGATGCTGCAGTTGACCGGAGAAACGTGGAACGGCATTCCGGTGACTGTAAACGACATCTTCCGTGCCGTTCACGACTACTACGGCCACGCGAAAGAGGGCGTCGGCTTCCGGCATGACGGCGAGGAAAACGCATGGCGGGCCCATGCCTCCATGTTCTCCCCGCTGGCCCGGCTTGCCATGACCACCGAGACGCGCGGCCAGAACAGCTGGCTCAATTTCGGGCCGCACGGCGAGAAGAACCAGAAGGCGCGGACGGAAGACACGGTTTTTGCGCCGCAGAAGATGGGCATTCTGCCCCACTGGGCCCACCACGAGGGTGCAGAAGACTTCATGACGGATCAGGACGTGGCAGACATGCAGCGCTACCGCATGCGCCACGGCCGGGATGTGTCGCAAGCCATGGCTCTGACCAGAAGCTTCACCAAGCGGTGATGATCTGATATGCTCGCCCGCAACGTATAGGGGTCCAAACCATGGCTGACGGCATCAAGAAGGCACTCGATCTGGTGTCCCAGTACCAAGACCCGGTAAGCCCCAAGATGAAAGGCTGGGACTGGCGGCCCCTGAAGGACGTTCAGGAGAGCCTTGGCGGCTTGCCGGAAATCCCCAGCCATGTCGAAAACTTTGGCGCTTTCATGGATGAGACTGCTCGCCGGGCAGCCAAGGGCGGCTTGACGCCTCGCGACCTCATCAAAGCCTACATCATCACCCGTTCGTCGATCCAGCGCCGCGCCCAGACGGCAGACAAGGTCAGGGCAGCTGGCCTCGACATCCCGCAAGACAGCGGCATGATCCGGCCCGAAGGCGCGATGGGTGAGTGGCTCCACACCCCGATGGGGCAGCGATATCTCGATCAAGCCGAGCGCGGGAAGGTGGACGAAGAGGCCGTGGCGCATGCCCAGCAGGTCATGAAGCCGTTCGGCCTCAATGCCGAGATGGATGCCCTACCTTGGGCGGTGCAGAACCTCGGCCCGCGCCACAAAGAGGTGTCCGATCTCGTCTCCCGGGCGCTGAAAAAGCACTCGAGCCCAGAGGAATGGCGCAATTTTTCCAAAGACCTGCGCGGGATCGGCACGGCTAAGGCCGGTTTCGTCGCATCCATGCTCGGACGGGGCGATCAGCCCACCTTGGACGCCCGTCAGGTCATCCTGCAGACCGGAATGCCCACCTCTGAGGCCAAAAAGCCGATGGCCAAGGCCGGATATGAGGCTGTTGACCGCCTCGCGGCCCGCCAAACCGCCCTGAACCCCAAGATGGACAGCGGTTTGGAGCCTTTCCGGCAGCATTTGACCCACCATGCCATCTGGGACAAGGCTGGGAACGAGGAAACCACCCACGACGACGTCATGCGGGCCATGCGGGGCGCGAAAAACGGTGGCCGGATCGAATATGCGACCGGCGGCGACATTGAAAGTATCCGAAATCACCCTCTGGGCGCAGCATTGTTGCGCGTTGCCGGTATCGACCCCAAACACAGCGACGATCAAGCCCAAGCGGTCCTGAAAAGGATCGAAGAGCGCCGCCGGGCAGTGGTGGACCCCAATGAAATTCAGAATATCAGCGACCCTGCAGAGCGCGCCCGCCAGATTGCGATGCTGCAGAAGTACCAAACGGACGTTTCCAAGGACGTAAAGACCACGGGCGGTTACTACAACATCAAGCAGGGCATGGCCCCACGCGCCGTGACGTCAACCGTTGGTCAAATACCGGGCGCAACACCAAAGCCTGTGAACAAGATGTCGTGGGAGGACACCCTAACCCCCATGGCTGGCGGTACACTGATTGGCCTTGGCGGGGACCGCTCCAGACTGGGCCGGATGACGCACATCAACGGCAAGGAGCTGAAGTGGCCGGTCGACCTTCACGCGGGCGTCGATTACATGCGAGAGCCGAACGCCGGTCAAGTGTGGGCAAACGCAGCCGCCCATGCCTCTGGCATCGAAAAGATGATCGGCAAGGCTGCCGAGAAGGGGCCGGTCCTTGGTGCGTTCCAGCCCATGGGTCCGCAGTCCGTGGACAGCTCGCACAACATGGTCGACGCCCTTATGGCGCAGGTTGACGCGGGTGCAATCAGCAAGGCTGACGCTGAAGAGTTCGACAAGTCACTGCGCGCCGGTCTTCATGCGCCAGACAAGAAAGATCAGGCGGCCTTTGCGCGCCAGATGGAAGATTGGCCCGGCATCCTGAACGCCAAGGAGGCCAGCGACTTCATGAGGCCTGAAAAAGGTTTCCCCGGAACCGGGCGGGCGGCCCTGACGAAGTTCATCGACAAAAGCTACTGGCAAGATCGCGGCTTTCCGCGCGTTGGGATTACCCGCGCTGCAATCACTGAGCCCGACCTCCTTGATGCGCGCGGGAATACCGTTGGGCACCGTGTCGTTGAGCTTGATCCGGATGAGTTGATGCGTCAGGCAGCCGGGGGCTTCAAGCACTCCACCTACACCGAACCCACTGGTGGAAGGTATGTCTCCGACGTTCCGCTCTTGCCGCGCCCGGATGTGTTTGGCCAACACGAGACCGCCATGCTGGCAAAGAACATCAGCGGTGGCCACATTGTCCACCCGTACTCCCCAGCACCTCTTGGTCGGGCGACGTACCGCAAGATGACCGAAGAGCAGAAGCCTTGGGGCACGATTAATCAGCAGATGATCGACCGGGCGGGGACCGCTGAAGAACGCATGAAGCGCTACGGCTTCAACACCGGCGGCGCGGTGCTGCCCAATCCGACCGAGGCACAGAAGAAGGCTGGCAACTACCTCAAGGGGCACATCAGCTTCCAAGGCCTGCCGATCACCCTCGAGAGCATGAAGGGCCAGACGCGGTCAGGCGTGGACCCAAATGGACAGAAGTGGTCAGTCAAGCTCCCGTACAACTACGGCTACATCAAGCGCACCGAGGGCGCGGATGGTGACCACGTCGACGTCTGCATCGGCCCGGACAGCGAGAGCGACCACGTCTTCATCATCGACCAGCACGATCTGCGCACCGGCGACTTTGACGAGCATAAGGTCATGCTGGGGTATCGGACCCGCGAGGATGCCATCAAGGCGTACCGTGACGGCTTTTCCGATGGCAAGGGTGCCGACCGGCAACGCGCCGTGGTCCGCATGTCGATGAAGGAATTCAAGCACTGGCTGAAGTCGTGTGACACGAAAAAGCCCGTTCGGGGTCAGGGGCACATCGACCGTGCAATGTCTCTCACTTCGCGCTATACTGCACGGCACGACCGGGACGCCGGATAACCTCGAGGAGAACGCAATGGACGCCAAAACTCTGCGCGCAGCGATGAAGGACAAGGCAAAACGCCTTGCGTCCTCCTCGTCTGCCAAGGTCGACAGCTCGACCTTCACCCCAGCTGAACCGCTTGATACCGAAGCCAAGACCGGCATGCGCCCGATCTCGCGCCGCGCATTTAAGACTGGCGGCAAGGTCGAGGGCATGGAATGCGCACCGCGCGCTGACCGCAAGCCCCGCATGAACGGTGGCCGCATTGGTCTGGCCAACACCGATCAGAAGGCCGCGAATGACGAGCGCGAAGGCAAGAAGCACGTCGGCGGCTTCAAGAAGGGTGGCCGTGTTGCCAAGATGGGCGGCGGCCCGATGGACCCGAAGAAGGGCGAAGGCATGATGTCCGCCCCTCTGGATCACTCCGCGCCGATGCCGAAGCCCGAGCGCACCTCGATGAAGCAGACCACTGAGCAGGTCGAAGAGGGCAACCGCCTGATGCGCGAAGAGCAGCGCCGCGAAGGTGACATGACCCGTCGCAAGGATGGTGGTCGTACGGCCAAGAAGAACGGCGGCTCCATGCAGGGCGGCTCTGACCAGAACGCAATCTCCTCGGCTGGCCCGGACGAAGGTGGCCGCGAGCCAAAGAAGCGTGGCGGCATGGTCGAGGGGTCCAAGAAGGACATCGCCGAAGACAAGATGCTGGCCAAGAAGCACGGCATGTCGATGAAGGAGTGGGAAGCTTCTCCCGAAGACAAGAAGCACGACAAGCCGAAGAAGAACGGCGGCGGTCTCTACGCCAACATCCACGCCAAGCGCGAGCGGATCGAGGACGGCTCTGACGAGAAGATGCGCAAGCCCGGCTCCAAGGGTGCACCGACCGCTGCGGCATTCAAGGCCTCGGAGCGCACCGCCCGCAAGTCTGGTGGCAAGGTTGGCAAGACCAACATCAACATCATCATCTCGCCCCGTCACGAGGGCAAGGAAGGCATGATGCCGCCCCCGGCTCAGGCCCCGATGCCGCGTCCGCCGATGCCGATGCCTGCTGCCGCTCCTCCGATGCCCATGCCCGCCCCCGGCGGCATGCCTCCGGGCCTTGGCGCAGCGCTGGCTGGTGCCGCCAATGTCGCCCCTCCGGGTGCCGGGGCAATGCCGGGCCGTCCGCCCATGCCGATGCCTATGGCTCGCAAGGATGGCGGCAAGGTCTACCCGAAGATGAAGTACGGCGCTGGCTCCGGCGAGGGTCGTCTTGAGAAGATCGAAAAGTACGGCAAGAACGCCAAGGCTTAATCGGTCCACGATCCCCGGCAGGCCCTCCCTCTGCCGGGGATCACCCCATAAAATGATGACAATCAGGATGACACATGCTTACGACCATGGACGCCTTTCGGCGCGAGCTGACCAAGCTCATTGAAGATCGTAGAAAAAACATGATCGAGAATGTAACGTCCGGTCTTGCGATTGGGACGTTCGAGCAATACCGTGAACACGTCGGAAGGCTGAGTGAGCAGTCTGAAATCCTCGACCTGATGGACGAGGCCGAAACCAACGTGAGAAAGCGATAGGAACCAAATGCCGCACATGATGATGAGCCACGACGAAGACCCCAAGAACAAACTCCTTGAGGACTTGGGCGATCTTTCCGAGATCGAGCTGTTCCACAACCAAGTCCTTCTGGCGGTCTACATCCGCCCGCAGAAGACGAAATCCGGCCTGTACCTGACGGACAAGCACACCGACGAGGACCGCTTCCAGTCGAAGGTTGGCCTCCTCGTGAAGAGCGGCCCGCAGGCCTTTGAGCAGGACGGCAACTGGTTCTCAGGCGTCGACTTCAAGGACCACGACTGGCTGGTTTTCCGCCCGTCTGACGGCTGGTCCATCACCGTGAACGGCGTCCTGTGCCGCATCTTCGACGACATCAACATCAGGGGCCGAGTTCCGCACCCCGACGCAGTCTGGTAAGGAGACAACCCATGTCCGACATTGAAGACCAAGACGATCTGGAAGTCACGGTAGAGGCCGAAGATCAGCACGAAGAGGCGCTGGAGGAGGCAAAGATCGTAAAGCCGGAGGACGGCATTGCCGATCTTCAGCGCCAGCTTGATGCCGAGCGGGCCCGCCGTGAGGCTGCGGAGCGCATGCAGCGTGAGGCTGAAGAGCGCGAGCGTTCGGCGCGCATCGACAAGGACGAGAGCGAAATCCATCTGGTGACCAACGCGATCCAGACGCTGAACCGAGACAAGGAAATCCTGAGGGCCAACTATGCTCAGGCCCTCCGCGCTGGTGAGTTCGAGCGGGCCGCCAGCATCAACGACGAGATCAACGAGGCCGCAACGCAGCTGCAGCAGCTGACCAACGGCCTTGAGGCGATGAAGTCGAAGCCCAAGGTCCAGCCGATGCCCCCGCAGCCGTCTGACCCCGTGGAGGCCTTCGCTGCCCGCCTGACGCCCCGGTCGGCAGACTGGGTTCGCGCCCACCCCGAGTTCGTCAAGGACAGCCGCCTGAACCGCAAGATGATTGCGGCACACGAGCTGGCGGTCGCTGACGGTCACGCCCCTGACACCGATGGGTACTTTTCGGCAATCGAGCAGACCCTGAACGTCAACAGAAGGGCTGCTTCAGCCGTTGACGAGGAAGCCTCTTCGTCTGCGGCCAAGGTCGTGTCTCGCCGCGATGCAGCACCCGCCGCTGCGCCCGTCAGCCGTGGTGGATCGAACCGCATGAACGTCGTACGATTGACGGCTGCGGAACGTGAAATGGCCGACATGATGAACATGAAGCACGACGATTATGCCAAGAACAAGATCGCACTCCAGAAGGAAGGTAAGCTGCAATGAGCGATAAATTTGAGCGTGTACGCCCCGCAATGCGTCCCGATGCACCTGTAGCCGAGGAGAGCCCCCGCGAGAGGGCCTCCCGTAAGGCCGCAGAGCTTCGCGCCCACCGCGACGGCTCCATGGATGACGGCACTGACGAGTTCTTCGTCGAGCCCGGCGTCATCCCCGACGGTTGGACCTACGAGTGGAAGACCAAGACCATCCTCGGGGCCGAAGACCCGGCGCACCAAGTCAAGCTGGCGCGTGATGGCTGGGAGCCTGTGCCTGCCTCGCGTCACCCTGAGATGATGCCAGCTGGCTACAAGGACCTGGAGATCACCCGCAAGGGCATGGTCCTCATGGAGCGTCCGACGGAGATCACCGAGGAGGTTCGCCAGCTCGAGCTCCGCCGTGCCCGCCTGCAGGTCCGCGCCAAGGAAGAGCAGCTCTCCGCAAGCCCGGCTGGTCAGTTCGAGCGCTCCAACAAGGGCAACGAGATGGCGAAGATCAAGAAGGGCTACGAGGCGATGCCCATCCCTGAAGCATGATCCGCGCAGTCACGATCTACAACAAGATCGACAGGCTGAGAAAAGCGATCCGGCGGGAGGGAACTCCCGCCATTCAGGACGCTTGGGACAACCTTGAACCGTACGTTTCAACCTTCATGAACGGAGTGGCCCCCGATGGAGCTCACCGAGAGAATGCAGAAAACCGTTCAGGGCCAAGTGACGTGGGCAAGCCCTGATCTCGGGAAGAAGTGCAGCGACTGCAAGTGGTGCGTCAGGCACCCAAAGCCGAAGCTGGCCCCACCCATGAACGACCAATGCCAGCTGGTGTTCGTCCACACCAAAAAACGCGGCGTCCCGTTCAATGCAAAATTGGCTATTGCGTGTTCCATGTTCTCGATGTAGGAATACAGACACTGACCATGGAAACGTGGTCGGCACTGACCATGGAAACGTGGTTGGTGCTTGGTGCGAGGTGGAGCAGTGGCAGCTCGTTCGGTTCATACCCGAAAGGTCGAAGGTTCAAGTCCTTCCCTCGCAACCAACCGCCTTCTGGTGGATCGTATGCGTGTCGTCGATCCTCCAGAGTGCGGCGCTTAAAAGTTCATGCTCCCAGTACGGGCAACCGTGTGAGCACTGTCGTTCCAACGCTGGTGGAGGGAGCGACTAGAAGCTGGATCGGTCAGAAATGCGGGGTCAAGGATAACCCCAGAAGCCAGTGAACCTTTGACACCCCGGAAAGACGGGGAACTTCGGGTAATGGGTGGGCTGGCTCCCACTTGGCCTCTCGTGACGCTGCAGCGGTAACGGAGGTATCATTGGGTTCGAGGCCCGCATTGCCTAAGTAACCGCCTTCTGGTGGTGCATCAGTTGAAACGTCGGTGGGCGTACCCCCGTGGCGTCAAGACTAGCTGGCCAGCAGATGCACCTCCAGAGGGTGGGGACCCTCTCCACCGCAGTCATG